TAGACTGCCTCTTTATCTTATCGTAAAAAGAAGATAGTCCATTGTCCTGTGCAGTAAACTTAACTTTTGATTCAAAGCTACTCATCCGATGGGTTTTTACCGTAATTATTTAGCTTGTCTGGCGTAAGGTTTTCATACAAACGGTCTTCTTCTTCCTGCGAAAGACTACTTATAAATTCATCTATAAAAGTACCGCTTTCTCTATACTTTTCTAAATTTTTCTGATTGGTTGATATTTGATCGGCAAATGAACCTAGAATCTCGTCTTCAAAAACATCAAAGTAAATATCTACTTGGTTTGCCTCTCGGTGCCGATTTGAATTAAAGGAGATTTGGTGTTTTTTTCTCCACCTTCTGTCAAAAGGAAACTTACTGTTCCACGAAATTACCTTGTCCTTAAAAGACATTTCATTTCTGTTCAGCTTGCTCTTCTGGAAAAGATGAAAGCACACTAAACCAAGAAGAGAGCCAAGGCTTGATTTCTTTCAGATATATTGCTATATAAGGTCTTGTGTCTATTGGTGAAAGTTGAGAGAAAGGGACTGTTAGCTTTTTATCGCAATAATCAGTAAACAGCACTCTAAAAGCCACAATTGTGTCAATTGTAGCTATACTTATAAGGGCAGATGTTCCACCGTTCATTATTTCATTGTAGTTCCCACCTGACATTCTAATTTTCATGGACTCCATATCCATTAATTGACCGTTAGTGGGGAATTTGGTTGTTAATTTTTCACCATTTATTTCAATGGTTAGCGTGTCGCTGGGAAGTTTTTGGGCTTCCTTTCCTTGTGTCTTTTCTTCGCTCATTCTTTTACTATTTTTTAGCTATTAAATAATCTATTATACGTCTTGCGTTACGGGGTCAAGGAAGCGATAAGTTTGATCTCTTCCTGCTACGTTTTGTTCATTGATACTCACATTGTCAGATTCAATAAACATTCTTCCAATTGTAGCATAAGGTATAGCTCCTGGAATTATGTTATTTGTGGCGGGGTCAATTGCGTCCTGTATTTTTTTGAAAAGGTCAACTGTTATTCCTTCAAAATCCAAGACCGCTTCATCCTCAAAGTTTTGAAGATTGTTCCCTGCTGCAATTTGAGAGGCGATATTTGAACCAAAAATTCTTCGCACTCCACCCGGAAGACCTGAATCCCTATAATCTATTTCAACCTGAGAGCAGGAAACAGTTCCATTGAACTTAACCAAAGCCATTTCATCATCAAAAATAGAACCTAAGCCTTTTGGCACAGGAATTCTTTGAAAGTTCTCGTTTATGGTAACGGTACGCATTTTCCCGACCGCCTGTCCGTTTACTTTAATTATGGCTATCGCCCCTGTAAGTACTTTCCCTGCCATTGCTTATGATTTTATATTCCAATAATTGTTCCCGTAAATAATAGTAAGCTTATTTCGCTGTTCGGCTCTAATTCATATTTTACCGAATAGGCATCTTGGTCTCTCGAAATAGTTATGTTTGAGAAACTAAGTATCAGTGCCCCACCTCCACTTGGAGAAACAGCTCTTAATTCTTTCTTGGTGAAAGAGCGAACATCTTCGGGCGAAGATGAAGTTCTATTAACTCCATTCGGGTCTTTTAGCAACCTTGTATAAGAATTAATGATAAGCTGCTTGTTCACTTGCCTTGTAATTCTTTTGATTTGCTTGCTCGATATAGTATTGTCTTCATTAACAAGGAACTGATTGTTTTGAAGCGTATTCACGCCCTTAACTATGTCGAAAGTGCCAAATTCATTCCTGAACATGACAAGACCTGCATTTAAGCCAAGCGTAACGTCCTTGTCATTCAAAGGGTAGGTTGTGCCGTCAATGTCAATTTCCTTGTAAGTAATTGGAACTTGTGGCTCTAATCCAGCCTCCCTACCTAAAATTGCACAGCAAGAGTAAATAGAAGAATAAGTTCTTGTACCAAGCTGAGTGTTGATTTTAGCGTCTCCATGAGTTACGGTAACAGTATCATTGTCAAATACCGCACAAGTAGCCCTACTAAAAGCCAATTCGTCTTGGTCGTCCCCTGCTGCAATGTAAAGCTCAGGTTTATACTTGGACTGAGTAACACAGAAAGGTAAATAAGTATTTTGATTCAGTGTGCTTTGCGCTGCACTTGTTCCAAAATTATCAGAAATAACAAAAGAAATATTGTCTTTTGCATGTTTGTCCAAAATAGACTGAACAAGAGCTGTGTCATAAACTTCTGTTCCACCCGTAAATAGAGCTAAAGTATCGTTGTCATCCAAATCTGCACTATCAACAGAAGCATCCCCGTCCGTAGTAGAGCTAACTAATTTAAAGTAAGACTTGAACGTAAAGTTAGTGCTCATCCAAGCAACAAGCTCTGTTACTGTTGAAAAAGGGTCTGAAGTAACCAAAATATCAAATAATTTCAGGTCATTCTTAGCCTTATTGTCATAAGGGTTTCCATTGGTATCAAGCCCTTTAAATCTACCCCTGCGAAACTCAAGAACGTATTTTGTAGGATCTAAAGTCGAGGCTTTCATTATAACGCCATAGCCTTTAGCAAGGACACTTGAACTATTAAGCTCACCGTTTCCAATAATACCTTCATTTCTAACGGCTATTTGAACAGTTCCTCCATTTGTAACAGAGGAACTACCATCATTATCACCTGTGAAGGTATAGGTGTATTTAGCAGAAACAGTTGTGGCAGCCTTAGCAAAAATAACACTACTTACGCCCGGAGCTCCTACCCCTAAAGGGAAAAACAAAGGCTTTGCTAACAACCACCAAAGACCACCTTCAATAGAATTACGCATTTCATCAATGTCATTGAAGGTATAGGTTGGCACTCCCGATTCAAGATCAGAACTTGCGCCAGCACCGCCTCCAAAAGTAGCACCTGTGCCAGTGTCTATTATTAATACAGTTCCGTAATCATTGGTAACTGGTGGATTTTGTACGCCAGAAACTATCTGTGAGTAACTGCCCGGAATTGTAATTTTTACTCCACCAAAGTTGAAACTTGTAGCCATAGTTCTTATTTTACGTAAAAATAAAGATTTGCGGAACTATTAATTAGTGATAAGCATTTTATTTTGTTTAATCTTTTTATTTATGACAAACTCACCTTTTAGATTAACCACCTTTATTTTTATCCGTTTCATCAGGTATTCCCGAAGGATAGCCCTGAAATGCAACTTTAGCCAACCTCTCGCTCGTAAACAAAGAAGGCACTCCAATTTCATATTGGTATTGCAAAGTAAGTGATCTTGCAAAAACCCCATTAGGCACAGAATCAGGGTTTAGATTTATATCCGAACCTGAAAGTCTTACAGATTCTATTCCTGCCAAATTAAGGCTTTGGGTTATAGCCACTCCGCAAGCACGCAAAACATTATAAAGCAAAAGAACTTCGTTGCTATTGTCAGAAGTGATTACAATATTATAAGCTCCTTTATACCGCCTTGAAAACTTATTTCTGTATGTTACCGTATCATCGTCATTCTCCACTTCCGTTCCCCCAATGTAGCCCTCATCAACTCCAATCCCTTCTCCTTCCACTTGCTCTCCATCACCTGCCATCATTAAATGAACAGAGGGGACGTTAGCCATCTTTTTATTAAAGAACATATTGACCTGAATGTCCCTTGGATTGTCATTTTTTTCTCCAAATACAGAATCGGCTTGCTCTAAAAAATTATAATTCTCAATACCCCCTGAATCACTCAAAAGTAAACCAAGATAAGACTTGGACTTATCAGAATTCCCCTTATAATCTTCTTTTAGAAAATTTACAATATTCCTTATAGAGTTATATATGACTACTTCAGGTATAAGCATTACAATAGTTTACTTAGTGCTTGATTTATTCCAGCATTAACTTCAAAAGGCATTTCAGGTCTGAACTCATCCATTGCCTTATCAGCAAGATTGTAGGCATTAATTCCGGGATGAATCCAAGAATTGGGGTCTGAATTATCAGATACTCGCCTAAAGTTCATGTAAATATTTTGTTGGGTCTTTGGGTCTTGCACTTTACTTAGCCCTTGATAGATAGATGATTTTCTTTGATACTCGTCAAAAGTCTTGTTTTCAGAAAGGTTCGACACGGCAGCCCTCATTGTTGGTGCTTGGAATTGGTCGGGTATATCGTATGCGCTCATTCCACCGCCCGAAACAGGAATAGTCTGTTCTTTTTGCTTTACTGTTTCATAAACTGCTTCGTTCATCTTAAAAGCAAACAAATCGCTTTCACCTATTGCATCAGGAGTAGCAACACGAAAAGGAATTGTCAAATACCACCCTTTGCCGTTCTTTTTGGTTTTCTTTTTATTGGATTTTGCAAAATTGGGCTTCATGTCAAAAGCACCAACACCCTCTTCCAAGAAGCCTACCATTTCATCATTTGCCCAATTAAGCACAACAGAACCGCTTAATCTGCCTTCATCAACGACAGATAAGGAATCTATATACCTTTTCCTTGTGCGCTTTAAGTTCTTATTAGCTTGGCTTTCCCATTCACGGGCAAATGCAGCAGTTACCTCTTTGACAACAAAGCCCATCATCCCGTCAACTTGGGCCTTATTGAGCGAAAACTGCTCGGTAATAGCTCTTGTGTCAAATACAATAGGCTCTATCATTCTATGAAAATAAGAAAAATATTGAGCCTATTCTAAAATTCACAACGGTATTACTCCGACTTATACGCTCCCCAACAAAGGGCTACCAACACCACAAAGGTGAGTATTGCTTCTATGTAAATCATATTCGGTTGTTTTTACGGGTTCGTAGCTCAAAAAATCCATCAAATTCAGGGAACAATGCAATCATCTTTCGGGCATAGTCGGCAGTATAATTATTGTTTACCTTATAGCCATCATTGCCTTTTGCCTTTGTTTCCCATCGGATAACTTCGCAAATCTGCTTTGACCCGATTATCTTAAATCCCTTTTCATGTTTTGCCCGTAAAGCAATTTGCTTGAAGGCATTCCATATTTCAGGGTTTTCTTTGTCGTACTTTTCAAATGAATTGTTCATATTCAAACCGTTTAATTACAGAAACAAATCTAAGAAAAGATTTTTTATTATGCAAATTATTATTTGCAAATTATTAAACTTAGTTTAAATTAACAGTTTGGGGACTTGGTTTTTGAAAGGCAGCCTCCTTCTTGGTCAAAGGAATTGTCAATTATCCTGTCAGCAGCTCTGTTTTGCATGTCCTTGATATAATGAGCTCTGCGACCTATTGCGGAATTTGGCATTTGCTGATTGGTTTCTTTGCCACCCACCTTCGCAAAAGAGTTCATATACTCCCTTGCAATATCCATTATGTGATACTGAGTTTTGTGAGTGTATCGAATGGTAATTGTAAGCCCACTGTCAGAGTCGAACTCAGACTTGAATTTATTATCAAGAACAAAAACATTCTGATTGCTGATATTATAGTCTGTATTCAAAGTCAATCTTTGATATGCGGACTCCACGCCCTTAAAAAGACCTACATAGTCAGCTTCCATAAGGTTGTACTGCAAATACGCAAAAAGGGCTGAATCGGTGTCCGCTTCCTTAATATGAAGCACTTCGGCAAATATAGACCTGCTCCTAACAACGGTTATTCTATCCATAAAAGACAAAGGAATGTCATCATTAACACTAATATTAACAGTACCTATGGATTCCTGAGACCACTCTTTGTATTTATTTTCCCTATCAACTCCATGAATAATGGCTCTTGTCTGCAAAGGATTGATAAACACCCATCCTGTGCCTCCGCAATTCTTACAATTTGATCTTTGATTGGAGCTTTTAGATTTACAAGCGCATTGGAGGGCTTTCTCAAACACAACGTCATTCCCAAGCTCATTTATGGTATTAGTGAACTCACTTTTACTAAATCGGGCTACAGGCTGCCCTACACCTGACTTAGTTGGCTGTATTTTAATTATACCTGACATATCTTAAATCGCTCCCCATGAAATACCGACATATCTTTGGCGAATTATCGGCAACTGCTCCTTTAATTCTTTTTCATACTGCCTAATACGAGCTGAATAGGCTGAGTTTTCTGCTGACTGAGTTGTTTGTATGCCTTGAGAAAGACCATCTATGCTGATATTAGATGAAGCTATACCTGCACCAATTACTAGATCACCACCGACATTTAACACCTTTATGCTGGCAAGCTTTCCAACTATGTCAATAATGTCAAAAGGAATGCGGTCAAAGCCTGTTACATACTTGACAGTCCAATATTCAGGAATTTCCCTTGCAAAGCCATAACCTATTTCTGGAATTATGCCTGAGAAAACAACTGTGCTTGAAATAGCTGTGCTATTCTGTCCTGCTGGAACTACATAAATGTTTCTGTGGTAAAGTTGACCATCCGATTCTTTTTTAGCCGTTAGCCACTCTTGAGGGTATGTGGCTTGCTTAGTGGTATTAAGAAACCCCTCCAATGACAAAGGACAAACAACGGGGTAAGTGCATCTTATATAACCCCAACTTTCCCAAAGGTTCCTGTCAAATGGAATGGTTTCTTCAAAAACTTGTTTTGCAAACTTGACGTTTAGAAACTGCTCAAGGTTTTGTTGGGCAGCCTGTAAGTACAATTCATAGGCACTGTCAGGGTAAGTTCCACCTTGCTGGTCTTCAATCTCTATGCCAAACAAATACTTATCCTTCAGGTCTTTTACGGAAAGAGCCTGTCCAGAATTCTTTTTGTATTTTATGGCATAGTCAAGCTGTGGCATTTCAGGTTACTCCTTCTTGTCTTCTAATTTAAGGCTTCCTTTATTGGTGCGATTGGGTACGATTGACGACAATAGGTTGTAAATAACGGTCAAAGGTGTCCAATTAGCAGCAGCAGGTATAAATCGTAAAACAACTTCTATTAATACTATTATAAGCCCAGCTATCCACCATATCCAACCAACAGGAGTCGTTGGCAAATCATTGGCTACACCAGTAGAGTCACTTGAAACAAGCCCTGCGGACAGAACCCTATTCGAGCAATTTTCACAATAACAATAAAAGGAATGGTTTTCAATTGATTGAACATCAACCACCATTTCGCCTGTTTGCTCCACACTGAAGTCATTTAAAACAGGACTATCTACTTGCTCAACACAAGAAAACATCGTAAAACTTAGCGCAATCAACGCCATTAAAAATAGATTTTTCATAATTACTTGGGTTTTGGTTTAAAAATAAAGTTAGTTTAATTTGTCAATAAGGAGTTCTTTCATGTCTTTTTTAGACCTTGGAAGCTTATCGCCCTCTTTTATCAAGTTTGCGTCCAAAGCAATCTCTTTCAGAGCATCCATCTTGTCGATAGAATTGATTATGTCGATTAGCTCTTGTTTAGAAGAACCTGTTTTGATTTCTTCGTCCTCCTGATTTTGGTCAAGAACTTCCCCATCGTCTGACTTCTTATTGATATCCTCACCTTTGTCTTCATGCAATGGCTTTGATTCGTCATCTTTGGGCTTGCCATTAGATTTATCAGAAACAGGCTTGCTTTGCCCTGCTCCACTGTTTACAACTACAAGACCTATGCCAAGACCAACTAACTGATTGGCGTTCTCTTTAGATGTGGAGAATTGGCAATCCTTGTCATATTCTATTTTACCAACAATGGGTAAATGAATTGATCTTCCTGCTACGTGTGGCATTTTTGTGTTTTTTAATACAACATCTGGCATAACTATTGGTTTTCGTTTGTTAAAATTTAGGTCTTAAAGATAATTCTTTTATCCAAGTATTCAAAACAAAAAAAAAGAGAGGCTGCCGATGCCTCTCTTCTCATTTCAAACTAAACAGATGTAAACTACCCACCCAAGCAATCCAATGTTCTTTGCCGCATTTTCATCGGCATCGAATACGGAATCGCAATGAAAAGTTGTTACGAAGTCAATGTTTTTCCACAGTTTACGAATTTCACCATTTTTTTCGGTGCGTAAAGATGTGGTGTTCCAAACAGGAATGTCATAAACCTTCTGGACATGGCTACTACTGCCAAGTCTAATCGGCTTACTGGAGCAAGCTGTTTAAAGCTCAAAACCTGATCTGAAATTTCGGTCAAGAAAGCATCTTCTGTGTTTGGAAGAATACGCCCTCTATCTCTAACCTTACCTGCTGCTCCACCATCATATCCTGCTGTAAGCTCTGATGCGCTCACATCAAATAAATGGTAGAACTTAACTCCTGTGGCTGAACCTGCTGAAGTTATCTCAGTTCGGTAAATTCTATGTCCAGTTGCAGCGTTTGTTCCAGAAGTAGCCGTAAAGGTCAAATCAACCGAATTGGCAGCAGCCAATGTAGCTGCACTTGAGTCAAGCAAAGTTAAAGCACTTTCACCGTATCGGTTTACCGAGCTCACTGCATAGTAAACTGTTCCTGCATCACTGGCAGTAAACTTAGAAGAATTGTCCGACAAAACATTTGGCGCTACCCCTGCTGTTGGGGCTGCTGGTGCTTTTGCACTTGTAGCCGAGGCAGAAGTCAATCTTCCCGTATCAGAAAAATCACGCTTCATAAATTTATCAGGCATCAAGGAAACTTGACCGATACTTGTATCAATGGCTTTTGCAACCGTACCAATCACTCCAGTGTATGAAGTTGTTTGGCTTGCGTTCAACATAATTCTTTGTTGTTCAAAGAAGTCTTGAGACAATGTTGAAATCACAGTTGTTGGTGCGAATAAGTGCGATACGTTACCAAAGGCAGCATCTACTCTTACAGTAGCTTCCTCAACATCTTTTTGTTTCAATGATGCACCCCTAAGGTCAATTACAACCTGAGATGTAAAATACTCTTCCAAAGAACCGTACAAGAATTCTCCACCAGTTCCCACTGAAGCATGTTGCTTGTAAAGTGAGTTCCACTCTTGAGGAACAATATCGCTATTTGCGTTGGTCAATGCTTGGTTCGCTCTACGCAAAATCCACATTACTTTGTTTTCTTGTTCTTGGCGCATTGCGTCCACATAAGAACGAACCATTTGAGACTGCATGGTAACTTCACCAGTCACCTGGATATACTTTATGAGCTCTGATCTACGAATGTATTGAGAATCTTCTACATCTGAAAGCTCACCTTCATTATAGAATCCACCTTTTGACTGTCCGTAAGAACTTAATTGTAAGAACTCCTCAACAGTGTTGTAAGCAGTCTTTTTTGGCAAAGCATTGAAAAGCTTAATGTCCTGAGTTCTAAACTCAAGTCTTTTCAAAGTTGCTTCAAGCGACTCAATTTTCAGAGGCTCATAAGAAAGTGTTTGGTTTGTGGTGTCTCTACCAGTAACCTGACCTGCTTGCATAGCCTTCATTAGCTCCTGCAATCCGTCTCCTGCGTTTGTGTTCCCAAAAGAACCTGATACATCGTTCATAATATATTGAATTTGTCTGTTTCAAAATTTTTAAGACCAGTTTTTTATCAATTGCTTATGCACTATTTTTTATCGGTTTATTTTCGGTTTGTGTAATTTTAGTATCTCAACTCAATGTCAAACTCCTTTAAGAGATTTGTTGTTGCATTGTGCTCAGGTGAACCTTTTTGGGCAACGTCACCAAATGTTTCAAGATTCTGCGCAACGTCCAAAAGACCCATTTTTTGACCTTCGGATTTTGCGATATCAGAGTTTGCCATTACAACTTGTTTAAGCTGCGCCCTGTGTCCTTGATTATTCATGTCATAAACAGACTTGCCATCTTCTGACTTTTCAATCTCAGTATCAAATCTTTCTGCGAACTGAGTTGCATTTAAATGTTTTTGGCCCTTAGAAGCATTCGCTATCTGAGTAATTGCATCAGAAGCTTTCTTTAGCTCTTCGCCTCTTTCATCTAAACTTTTACGCAAAGACTCATTTTCTTCTTTCAAGGTGCCAACAACTTCATCGTAAGATTTTTTCATTTCTCCGATTGCTGAGCCAATAACACCAAACTTTTTATCAAAGGCAGTGAAAACTTCTGCAAGATAAGATTTGGAAATAGGCTCTTTTTCATTCGTTACTTCTCCACCTTTTTCTTCTTCGTGTACTTTTAAATAAGCTGCTTTTGCAACTTCAGAAGAACAACCAGCTTTTTCAAGCTCACCAACTACTTCATCTTTTTCTTTTTTGGAGTACATTCCCTTAGCCATTTTATAAGCTTCGTCTTCTGAAATGTTTTTATCTCCTTTCTCAATAGCATCAATAGACTTGTTAAGTGCTTCTAATGCTTGGTCAAATTTGTTTTCGTCAGTCATAACTTCTAATTTTTGAAATATTTTATAGGCTTTCTTTGCCTTTTCAATACTTATAGGGTAAAAGTATGAAACAATTTTAGAAACTGCCTCACTTTTGCTAATACTATTTTGTTTAATCTTTTTATTTTTGGTGTCTTTTTCTTCCCTATCTTGTTGAATTTTAGATAGTTTTATTTGCCCACCTTCAACAGACTCCTTTTGTAGATTTTGATTGCCTTGTGCTGAAATAGCTTTCTCATAGCCCTCAATAAGCTTTCTATGCTCATCTACTGGTATTTCTTCTATTTCTGTGCCAGCCTTTCCGGATTCATTGTTTTCTTCTACATACGCCTTAAATGCATCATCTTCATCAATCTTGTTCCAAAAGGATTCAACTGACTTTACCAAGTCTTCCTCAACATCTAATTCTGCATCGGTTGATTTTGCAAGGTCGCACCAAGCTCCTCTATTTACTGGAATAGGGCAAACGGCAACTGCTGTAAGTTTTGATTTAGAAACTCTATTCTTATTAAAGGGATCTCTTTCAAGAACCTTTCCTTCTACTGAAAGTCCAAGCCTATTACCCCTCTTAGAATTTTTCAGAGCTTGCATAAGAGAATAGGTGGCTCTTGCCATTTTCACTTGAGGGTACAAGTAACCCTCTATATATAACTGATCTGTGTCCTTGTCAATTTTAGCAAGAGTGGGTTCTCCAATAATAGAACCTGCATCATCTTTTTGCTTATGATTCCAATTGATAAACTTAAATTCGCTTAAATCGAAACCCGCTGGGTCAAGGTATTCTCCTTGAGTGTCTTTATCTGGTGTGGACGCAATGCCCTTAATGAGCATTACTTCATTTCCTGCCTTATCAACTCCTTTCTCAAGGTCAATAGGCATGTGAAACTTAAAATTGTCTTTGTTCTCAAACACTAAATGAGTAATTAGCTAAATGAAGCTAACTCTATTGTTGAAATAACCTGTTTTTTCTTTTTTTTAAACTAAGTTTAAATTGGACTTAGTTATATCATTTTATAAAGATAAGGGAAAAATATTGACTTGAGCAAAAACTTAAACTTAGTTTAAATTGAGGGTTCTATTTAATCTTTGTCTGCAAGTACCGTGAACTACCCATCCACACTCCGTGATGTATAGGTCATAAAAGCTGTTTAATTTCATCTAATGTGGAGGTGTTATCCCCACCCATAGGAGTGATTGCCTCATCCCACCAGTCAGGCAATAGGTACTGATCGTCTCCTTCTTCCACCTCTTCATCGTCATCCCC